GATAAGTACCAGCTATCTCAAGTACAATCTTATCTAAACTCGTGTATCCAGAAAGAGACACAGAAACTTAGTAGAATCAATCCTATGAATTCATGTAAGAGTGACTGGCATAATCAATCCGAACTAATCAGGTCATTGGTGTTGGCACTTGCTGAACTAAACAAAGTAAAGGATATTTCTTGATATGAATAAGAAACAACTATTTGAAATGCTTAAGAATATCCCAGACGATGCTACAATTCTTGTTATGAATTCTGATTGGGAATTTGAAGAAGTAACTTGCTACGTTCACAATCCAGACAACACTATTGAACTCTACACAGGAGAAACAAACCATGACTAACACAAACAAAATTGATTTCACAAAGCCCTTGCAGACTCGTTCTGGTCTGAAGGTTCGGCTTATTAGTACAAATACTCAGTTGAATCAACCTCCGCATGAATTCAGTGTAGTAGCTGAAGTGGAAGACTTTGGTTATAAAACCTATACACAAGATGGTCTGTACTTTAAAAATGGAGCCGAGTCTAGTCTTGACCTTCGAAATATCCCAGAAGAAACCTTTGAACAAAAGGTAGAACGATTTAAGAAGTCAGATTACTATATTTCTAGTAAGACTTATAATGAAGGTCATGAAATTTTAACCTGGAGTCAAGAGTATGGATTCAGTGTTGAAACAAACTTTGAAGAAGCAATGGAATCGGTGTATTTCAAATGAACCTTGGTTTGATAATCTTGTGCAAGAGCGTAATGAATTGATGCAAGTTCTTAAACAAGAAGATCCTTCGTTTTACAAGGAACTTCTAAATAGTTGGTAAATAACATGATTAAATTAGAAGTCCATATCCCTTATACTGACCTTACTTTATCAAGTAATTCTCAGTACAATCTGAGGATCTTTCATGTAAATGATAACCCTCTTGGTATCTCAACTTTGGTTGAGAAATTTGATGACATGTCAAATGACCCTGACTATTTCTTGTATGATTCTTCTGATAAGATGATTTGTTCGGGTTATGGTTTACTCAATGAAAGTATCAATGAAGACCATCTAGGTACTGGTGGGCTGCATGTAAACATCTATCTTGAGCATTTTAACTTCACAAAGGACTAACATGTACTTCATTCTAGGCTTCCTATCTACAATTCTAATGATCTGTATCTTTTCTGCAATTGTTCACAGTCTTCGGTGGATTCAGGATACTTTTCAAGGTACAATTTGTGCTGTTGAGGTGGATACGGACAAGGAACCTTTTAAGAATTAGTGAATTAGTGAATTAGTGAATTAGTGAATTAGTGAATTAGTGAATTAGTGAATTAGTAAATTAGTGAATTAGTGAAGTAGCACATTAACATGGCCCAGAAACAAGATATCACTGCTATCATCTACGACAAGCGAGGGAGAGTCCTGAGCATTGGTAGGAATTCTTACTGCAAGTCCAACCCTTTGCAGAAGTTGCACGCAGACAAAGTAGGATTACCTGAAAAAATCTTCTTGCACGCTGAAGTTCATGCTATAGTCAAGCTAAGAGATCACCAGAAGCCTTACAAGATGTTTGTAAGCAGGGTACTTAAAGATGGTAGCTTTGGTAACGCAAAGCCTTGTCTGATCTGTCAAAGCGCAATTAAAGCTTGTGGTATCAAAGAAGTTGAATTTACTTAAAGGAAATACTATGGATAATACTTGTGAAATTGATGGAATTACTTACATTACAGCCGACGAGCCGAAAGGCGGTGGTTGCAAAGGGTGTGCTGGTGAAAAAGATTCAGTTCTTTGTAATAATTTCCTAGATGAACTTGGCTGTTATACTCATAAAATCATCTGGCTCAAGAAAGAAGGATCTACTGTGAAAGCTACAGAAGTTGTAACCTTTGATACAGGTTCACCCTCAGAAGAAATTACTTTCACTGAATCCCAAATTGCTTACCTCTCAGAAGTGTTCGGCATTGACGCAACAGAAGAAGTCCTGAAAGTTTCTGATGGTTTTGTTAAGAAGTCAAGTAAAGTTTGGTGGAAGTACCAATTCGGTCCTGAGCATGTAAAAGCTTCAGAGCATTGGGATAATATCAAGGCTTATCCTGATGTGTATTCAGTAAAAGAACCTAAGTATAAGGTGGTGTATGAATAATCTAAAACAATACGTCAAGACCTTGCAACTATATCTTGAACTTAACCCAGATAAAGCAGAACTTCCTGTTATAATGACTCAGTCCGGGTATTATTCGGAAGGTTATATTGCGGATCTCTATGATGCACCTGAGTACAACAAGCAAAAGAATGCTATTGTTCTTGGGCATTCACACCAATCTTATTAAGGTAATCTATGACCAACTCAACAAGCTACGTTACCAGAAGTGAACTCTGGGTTCACAACTCCTGCAAGGAAGCTCTAGAACTGCTCAGGTTGCTTCGAAAAGAGAAGGTTGATGCCTGGGTGGCCTTCATTAAAGAAGATCGCCTGAAGCCTCGTTTAGGTAACCTATGGTTTCTGTTCGGTAAGCCAGAAGATACAGATGATCATAAGATTCTAATGGACTATTCTAAGAAGTGGTACAGGTTTGAGTGGATGAGTAGAGCAAGTTCTTATTGTTGGGATAACTTAGCATTGCTGCGATTACTAGATGCAACAGATCCTGAATTACAATCAGGTCATACAATGCAACTATTTGTAGAGGATTCTGCTTTGATTGAGAAATGGTTAAATAGAATTGACAGTAGAAAGAAAAATCCTGATGAATACCAAAATCTGTAAATTCACCCTAAAGTTACCAAATCAAGAAGACTATCTAAGCAGTGAAATTACTTTTGATTTCGAAATAGAGGATCACTCTATTATGTATATCTTTAATGAAGGTAACTATTCATGTGATTGCAACAAGTCAGCTTTCTTGTGCCAAGCAGGTTTACTTGATGTTGAGTACCCTTGTGGTGAAACAATTGAGCTTATTAGCCTTGAAATTAGGGAAGTAAATACTGATGACTAATCTGAAACACATCAAAATCGAAACTCTGTCAGATGAGCATGACTGCGACACCTGTGGTACTTCCTGGGCTGCTGGTTTTGAAGTAACCTTTCCAGATGGTTCCAGTATTACCCTTCAACCTGAAGCTCATTGCTTCGGAGGTAAGGATTGGAGAGAAGCTGAACTTATGGAAGAAATTCTGAAGCATCTGGGTTATACTACGGTTGATCCTGATACATCTGAGGGTCTTGGTGATCCTGATGAAAGAAGCTCACTCTGTGAGATTCGCTCTGAATATGATTACGATTCAGAATACTATGTATCTTAAAGAAAACTGACATGAACCAGCAAAGCCAAGTAGAATTATTCTGGGACAAGATCAAGTTGCGATTCGGTGATACCCGAAGTTGGAATGAATTGAATCCAATGGAACAGAGCACTTTCATTCAAGGTGTTAATTATATCTTGAGTGTATTTAATAAATCATGAAACAACTAACTCAGTCTGAAATCGGTAGAACAGCTTTTCCTTGGAAAGATCCAAGTAATTTTACTTCTACTTTTGGTAGGACTCACCCTCTGCGTGATCCTAATGAAATGTGCATTTACTGCAAGAATGAAAATACAGATCGTGTCTTGGATCAAGCTCTGTTGAAACCTTTCTTGGATTTCTACAAAGAAGCTAAGTTCAAGGCTTTTCATTGCTCTGCTTGCGAATCTGTATTTTCTGTTTATTACAAAGGAAACTAACATGAACTCAAACGAACTAGAACCTGAAGATCACATCGTCATTCAAGAAATGCAATGGCACATTGATAATGCAATGAAAAGGGATTCTGATGATTTCAGTCAATACGGACAAGATATGATTCAGGCTATGGTGAAGGTATTTTGCTTTTATACTTTGCAGGAACAACAGCAAGAGTTGTTTAAGAAGTATCCGCAGCTTGAGCAATTTAGGGGTTAATATGAAACCAGATAATTTCAAACCAATGCTTGCTGTAGCAGCAGAGACAAACCAAGTAAAGTTCCCCTGCATGGCTTCAGTTAAGTTGGACGGGATTAGAAGTACCATCTTCGGTGGAATCGCCTATAGTCGTTCCTTGAAGCCTCTCCCTAACCTGCATATCCAACAATGGTGCAAGCTCAACCAAGAGGCTCTAGAGGGTCTTGATGGGGAGTTTATTGTAGGTTCTGAAACAGATCCATTGGTCTTTAGTAAAACTACTTCGGTTGTCATGTCGATTGACAAGGTTCAGGATTTTACCTTCTTTGCTTTTGATATTGTTGATGAAACAAAGACAGCTTTTGAGCGACTTCAAGTATTGAATACCAAGGGCTTAGTTGGTAAGAGTCTTCCAAAAGAAGTCTGGGTTGTTACTCAGCATAAGATTGAAAACCCAGAACAACTTGAAGCATTTGAAAAGGATGCATTAGAGCAAGGTTTCGAAGGAACAATGCTGAAGTCCTTGGATGGCAAGTACAAGTTCGGTCGTAGTACGGTTAAATCTCAGCAACTTCTGAAGCGTAAACTCTTCGTTGATTCTGAGTTTGAAATCGTAGGTTTTGAACCTAAGTACCACAATGCAAATGAAGCTGTAATCAATGAGCTAGGTAGGACTTCTCGTAGCACTTCCAAAGAAGGTCTTGTAGCTTTAGATACACTCGGAGCATTGCTTTGCAAGACAGATTCAGGTACAATCTTTGGTGTAGGTACAGGCTTTGATGATGCTACACGAAAGAGCCTATGGGATCAACGAGAAAGTCTCCTGGGTCAATTGGCTAAGGTGAAGTATTTCGAGGTAGGGATGCAAGATGGAGTCCCAAGGTTCCCTGTATTCTTGGGATTGCGTAATTCAGATGATATTAGCTAAAAGAAAACAAATGTTCAAACTGTATTCATTTTATGTAGACTGTGGTCGCAGTGGAGAAATTGAAGGGTTGTTCATTGCTAATGAGCAATCTGTTAAGGATTCAATTGGTAAGTTTGTATATCTAGGTGAAGTCCTGGGTAAGCATTCTGAGGTTTCTTTTAATCTTGAAGAAGATATGTTTATTGATTACTTTTCTGGTCAACCTGATGCTGAAGAAAAGCACCAGAAAGCTATTGACCTGTTTGGGGTTGGAACTATTTCAGGTTGCAATCCTTTTGATTACATTGAAGAAGAGTTAGAGGAACCAGAAGATGAATAAAGAAGAGGAATACTTTAACTGGTTACTTCGTAAACAAGAATCCTTGAAACTAATGATTGAAGGATATCAACAAGAACTGTTCGAAGTTAATACCAAGATCAAGGATAATTGCAAGCACTCTACCTTGGTTACAAAATCAAAGTATTTCGAAGGTGATTACAATAATGTTTCCATGACACAAACATGGGAAGAATGTTGTCATTGCGAAGCTAAGTTAAACCTAAGTACCAAACACGGTACTTGGCAATAAGGAGAAATCATGGGTGTAAGTTATTCAGCAAAGATTGTGGTAGGTTTACCTTTCTGTGCAATCCCGAATGCACAGGAATTACTTGATGACGATAAGATTAGTGATTTTGGTTATTACTATGATTGCGATGAAGATGATCGTTTGGTTGGTGTTCAGGTAGCTAGTTCAGGTGACTACAGTTATAGTGAATTTAGACCAGAGAGTTCAATGAAGATTGCTCAAGCTATGAATGATTTCTGGCAAATTGCAGGTCTTGATGGTAGGACTTATCTAACAGTATGTAGTCATTAAGGGTCTAGATGGCAAATTATAAGTATCACAAAAGCTGTGATAATTGCGGAAGCAGTGATGGGTGTGCTGTCTATGACGATGGTTCACTGCACTGCTTCGTTTGTTCTTTTACAGTACCAAGTAAAGAGTATAGTGAAGAGAACAAACCAAAGAATAGTCGAACCAGACAAAAGGAAAAAGTTATGGTAGCTGATAAGATTGAAAAAGCAGAGAAAACAAAACCTATTATTACTCAGGAAGAACGAGATTTAGTTAAGGAACTTTCCATTGTATCTGGTTCTGATTACCGTGGTATCAAGGATGAAACCTATAAGTATTTTGGTGTAAGGCACTTCTACGATGATGAAGATAATCTTACAGATCAATACTACCCTTGCACCCAAGAAGGGCAACTGACAGGTTATAAGATTCGTGAACTACCTAAGACATTCCGAAGCGTAGGTCGTACCGGATCTGATTGCGAACTGTTCATGCAGTTCAAGTTCAATCGAGGCGGTAAGTATCTTCTGTTGGTTGAAGGTGAAGTAGATTCCCTCAGTGCTTATCAGATGCTCAAGGAATACAATTCCAGCAAAGGTTCTGACTTTGAAACAGCAGTTGTAAGTCCAACGGTAGGTGCTAATTCAACAAAGCAAATCGCAAGTCAATACAAGTTCTTTGATTCGTTTGACAACATCATTCTTGCCTTTGATAATGATAAAGCAGGTCAAGCAGCAGCAGAGAAAGTTCTAGGTGTTCTACCAAAGGGTAAAGTAAAGCTCATGAAGCTTCGCTATAAAGATCCCAATGAATACCTTGAGAAAGGTGAACAGCGAGCTTTTATTTCTGACTTCTACAACGCTGAAACCTATGTGCCTGCGGGCGTAGTAGGTAGCTCTCAGTTGTATGAAAAGCTTCTGCAATCAATCGGTGTACCAAAGATCCCTTTACCTCCTTTCCTTCGCAAGCTCGATGAAATGATTGGTGGGGTAGAGCTGGGATCTATTGGTGTTCTTGCGGCAGGTACAGGTGCAGCAAAAACTACAGTAATCAATGAATGCCTTTACTATTGGATCTTTAATTCTCCGCATAAAATCGGGGTAGTATCTCTTGAATTAACTTGCGGTCAATATGCGCAAGCAATGCTTAGTCGTCACATCAAGAGCAAGATTGCCAATATCAAAGATGCTGATGAAAAACTAGCATTTGTATCTACTGATGATGTAAAACAGAAAGCTGATGAACTCTTCAAAACAGAAGATGGTTCAGATAGATTCATGGTTATTGATGAACGCGATGGTAGTATTGAAGTTCTACAAGACAAGATTGAAGAAATGATTATTTCTTGCGGAGTCAAGGTTGTTATCTTGGACCCGATCAGCGATTTATTCGAAGGGTTACCTAACGAAGAACAAGCTGCTTTCATGAAGTGGCAGAAGTCAATGGTAAAGAACTACAATGTAACTTTCATCTTGATTGCTCATATCCGAAAGAGTACAACCAATAAAGATTCAGCAAGTTCGGGTTCATTTATTCCTGAAGAAGCTATCTTCGGCAGTGGTTCTATCATCAAATCAGCAAGCTGGGTTGTAATGATGCAACGCGACAAGTACGCAGAAGATGATACAATTCGAAATACAACTCACCTTGTACTGAGTAAGAATCGTGCTACAGGTGTAACAGGTCAAGCTGGTGCAATGTACTACTGCAACAAGACTCACCGCCTGCATGATCTTGATGATTGGTTGAATGGTGATGTCAATTAACTTATAAGGAACTTTGAATGGAACTTGAATTAGATAAACTATGGGTTTGGGACATTGAAACCTATCCCAACTGTTTTCTGTTCGCTATCACCCGAGCAGATGGAAAACACGAGAAAGTCTTTGAGGTTTCATTCCAATCCAATGAAATTAACCGAATCGAAGCTTGTATTGATTACATCAAAGAACAAGGTCACGACATGGTTGGTTTCAATTCCTTGGGGTTTGATTATCCTGTTATTCATCGACTCTTGACTGAATGCAAGGTCCAAACAGGTAAAGCTATTGCTGATAAGGTTTGGAAGTACGCACAAGAACAGATTGATTCTTTCAAGGATGGTTTTGGATCTTCAGTTAAGACCGATGACAGGTTAGTCCCTCAGATTGACTTGTACCGAATCTGGCACTTCAACAACAAAGCAAAAGCTACAAGCCTGAAAATGCTTGAGTTCAATATGCGAGAGCAGAACATTGAAGACTTACCTTACCCTGTAGGTTCTTACCTTGACTCTGATCAAATCAAGAAGCTCAAAGAATACAACCTGCATGATGTAAGGATGACTCTAGTATTCTTGAAAGCAAGCAAGTCCCAGGTTCAGTTCAGAAAGCAACTTTCAGCCAAGTACAATCGCAATTTCATGAATCATGATGACACAAAGATTGGTGCTGATTACTTTGTCATGAAACTGGAAGAAGCTGGTATTCCCTTGTATAAATACAAGAACGGTAAGAAAGCAATGAATCAAACACCTAGACCTGAAATTGATTTAAGTGAATGCTTGTTTGATTACTACGATTTTACTCGGCCTGAGTTCATTGCAGTTAAAGACTGGTTTGATTCTCAGATCATTACAGAAACCAAAGGTGTATTCAGTGACATTGAAGAACACCGGCTTGGTGCTGTAGCTCAGTACGCAGAAATGCAAGTCAAGAAGACTAAGTTCAAAACTAAGCCTTCTGATCTAGAAATCAAGAAGTTCAAGAAGGACTATCCTTTGGGTTGGGTTGAAGAAGAAGAACTGAAAGCTACTGAGTATCTGATGGATTCTGAAGGCAATCACATTACTGAAAACATAGTTGACACTAAAGGTAAGGTTAAAGTAAAGAAAGTCCGTGTACCAAAGAAATCCTATTGGGGTTGTTGGAACGAAGCCGAAACACTGAATGTAGTTGTAGAAGGTTTCAGGTATGACTTTGGTGTAGGTGGTATTCATGGTAGCTTATTGA